GTGAGCTTCGATACGCGCCAGAAGCGCAACGACTGCGTCTTGAGCTTCGTTGTTCCAACGACGGGCCCAATACGCGCCTTCTTCTTCGTCGTAACGCTTGGCGTGATCCAGAATCGAATGCGCATGCGCCCAACGACGACCGGCGGCGTCCTCGGCGACTACGTAAAACGAACGACCCACGATAACCGAACCGTCTTCGTCACGACCCAGATCGACCAGATCGTCGCGAACTCGAAAATAAAGTGCCATTTGGGTAACTCCTGTTTGCGTTGCTGATGCACAGTTTATGGCACGTGCAATCAGGCATTGCAACCCCCCTCCCGAACTTTTTTCACGATCTCGTCGATGTCCTCGATCGACCGGGCGATGAACACCGGCACGCCGTCGCCGCGCATGCGCTCGATCTCGCGCTGCTGGTGGCCGCTGAGCCGATCGTCGTCGGCCTTGATCTCGACGAAGGCGGCGCGCGGCCACTCCCACCAGATGAAGCAGTCAGGGCAGCCCCTGCGGCCCTCCCAGCGCGCCTTGCGGTACTGACCGCCACTCTTCTGGACGACGCGCTTCAGGTGCTCCTGCAGCTTGCCGGCGGGCGTCACTGCTCCTCGCAGCTCCACACCGTGTCGGCCAGCTTCAGCCTCGGCCGCTCGCCCTCGACGGTGAAGCTCTTGTCGATGAAGCGCAGCTTGTTGGTCGGCAGGATCAACAAGCGTTCACCTTTTGTCCGCATAAACATGAACTCTTTGCTCTGGCTCGGGTGCTCGCTGTAGCCGTCGCCGATGGGCACCGCCGTGAACAAATAGTCGCACAGGATGCCGGCCGTGCTGTGCGCCTGCAGCCCACTGAGAAACGTGTAGCTCAAGAGCGAGAAGTCCCGGCCGTAGCAATCCCACATCTGGGCCTGTGGCAGTGTCCAGTCGTCCGGCTCGGCGCTGAACGCGAGGGCGTGTGGGGACAGATTTCTGAACACCGCGCCACACTCAAGCATTACCGTACAGCCCCACGCGCGGCCGGGGTGGCTGTGCAAACCGAACCACACGGCCGGCTCCCAGCCGGTGGCACCCTCGCGGATAAACGACCGATCGACCCAGACGTACTGGTGGTGGGGTAGGGATGCGCTGCCGGTGTTCATGTCAGTCCTTGCGGTAACGATACGCCTCGAAGCCGGCGGCGGCAAGGGGCAGGCCGGCCGACCAGCTCGGATTGGTGGACATGATCGCCGCCAGCCCCTCGCTGCTGTACGCCGGCTCGTCCGGCGTCTCGCAGACCAGCTCGTCGTGCACGCGAATGCAGACGCTGTAGCCGGCCTCCTCGGCGCGCAGCATGCCGGACATGAACACGTCGCGGGCGATCGCCTGCACGGCGTTCTCGACCAGCTTGCCGCCGTACGTGTCGAGGCGCTCCCACTTGCGGGTGAATTGGTTCATGCCCTCGTAGGACAGGCTGCCGCTGGCCGACACCTCCGGGCGCGGGTAGCACAGGTAGCGGCCGCTCGGCAGCTTCATCCGCAGCCACGCAATGCCCTGCCCGTCCGGCTTCACGTCGAACGTGATCAAGTCGCGCACGGCGAAGCTCTCGCCCATCTTGTTGATGGCGCTGCGCGCGGCCGCCTCCATGTCGTACCACAGGTTGCGCGTGCACGGGTGCGCCTTGCGCCACGCCGAGACGATCTCTTGGATGGCCTCGTCGGTCATCGCGTCGAACACCTTGCCGCCCATCTTGCGGTACGCGCCCACGCCGCCCTGATAGCCTCCCGCCAGCTCGGGCACCTTGCCTTGCAGTTGGCGCTCGGCCTTGGTGGTGAGGCCCGGATCCTTGCCGAGGATGCGGCCGGCGGTGACCTTGTACAGGTCGTGCCCGTCGCCCCGGTCGTAGGCCTTGAACGCGGCGACCTTCCAGTCCTCGCCGGCCAGCCACGCCAAGACGCGGCCTTCGATGTTCGACAGGTCGGCGATGACCAGCTTAGTGCCCTCGGTGGCGACCAGCGCGCCGCGCACGGCGAAGGCGCAGCGCTCGCTGACGTTGTCCCAGATCAGGTGCTCGCAGTCCGCCTTCATGGCGGCCACGGTCGTCGCCTGCACCTCGTCGTCGAACCAGTCGGGGCTGCGCGGCAGGTTTTGCGGCTGGAACAGGCGGCCGGCGTCCCGCCCGGTGCGCGCCGCGCCGCAGAACTGGATCAGGCCGCGCAGGCGGCCGTCCTTGTTCGTGGCGTTGAGCAGCACGCTGTACTTGGCCGGGCTCGTCGCGGCCGCCTGCTGGCGGATCTCCAGCAGCTCACGCACCTGCGGGTCGAGGTCTCCGTCGAGCAGGTTGCCGAGCGTGGCGCGCGTCAGATCCTCGGTCTCAAAGCCGTGGGTGTCCTTGAGGTGGTCGAGCAGGCGCTGGCGCTGCGTGGCGGACGTGACGCTGCCGCCGGTCAGATCGGCTGCACGAGCGGCCAGAGATCGTCCAGCTCGATCGAAAGCTCGTAGAGCTGCTCGTGCAAACTCTCGGTCAACGGCGACACCACGGTCAGCAGTTCTTTGATCACAGAACCACAGGAGCCGCTCACGACCACTATCGTTCCATGATGGCAGTCGTCCAAGTACGCTTCGCATTGCGTCCACATCCAGCCGGGCGTACTCGACGAAGGCGGCCCACTCGGCGGGATGTGTGTCACGGGTGGCTCTCCGTAGCTTGACGTTGCTGGGCCTCGGCTTCGTCAGCAAGTGTATCAGCTTTTTGCCCGCCTTGTCTTTGGCTTTGTCCTGCGGCACGTTCAGCACGTCGCAGAGCTGGCCCAGAGAGCCGGGCAGGCTGTGCTGCAGGGCCAGCACCATCGTGTCGATGATCTTCTCCACGGGGATGTGGACGCCCTGCTCGCGCAGGACGGTGCGGTCGAAGTTGCTGTTGTGGATCACGACGCGATCGGCGCGGTCGATCATCTGCTGGAGCTCGTGACGCCAGTCAGGCGTGTCCTGCGTGTCCCAGACGCTCACGGGCTCGCCGTCCCACGCCCACGCCACCAGCATCACCTCGGCGTCCTCCGCATAGCGGTACGCGCCGTAGGTGATCTTGGTTTCGCAGAATGTTTCGAGATCGAGGTACAGGGTGGGCATCAGCGCGTGCCGTGCAGGATCTCGCTGACGCGGCCGATGTTGATGCTGTGCGCCTCGGCGATGGCCTGCTGCGGCATGTCGGGGTTGGCCTCCGCCATCCGCCGCACGGACACGCGCACCAGCTTCGTCACGCGGCGGCTGGTGGATGGCGCACGCGTGTGGGAGCGGCGGCGCGTCTCCTCCGACAACTGCTGGATTTTGGTGGCGATGTACATCTGCCGCCGGGCGAGCGTCTTGCTCTCCTCGGTCAGGGCGGCGATCAGTTCACGGATTTCTGGGATGGTACGTTTCATGCTGATACTCCTCTGTTCGGGAGAGCCGCGCGCTTCGTGTATCAGCAACGCAGGAGACCCCGCACCCACGCGCGGCTCACCAGAACAGAGGCGCGCCTGCCCCGCCAATGGGGAGAAACAGGGCAGGCGCGCCGGTTCTATAGACCTACAGGAGATCCATGCCAATAGCCTTTGCGTAGGTATCGAGCAAAGCGAAGTGCTCGTTCCTATCGTCATTGGCCATCTTGCGGAGACGGACGACCTCGCGGAGGATCTTGGCATCATACCCACGGGCCTTGGCCTCGGTGTAGATGTCCTTGATGTCGTCCGCGACGCCCCGCTTCTCCCCTTCGAGCGTCTCAATGCGCTCAATCAGGAGGCGCAGTTGCTCGCCCGCGCTGTTGTGTCCCTCCTCGCTCACAGGAAGTCGGCCGCGTCGGGAGCGACCTTGGTCAGCGACGCGAACTCGTCCGCAGATGCCGGAGCCGAGCCACCGCCGAGGTTCTCGCCCTCGCCGGTCAGCATGACGCCGCGCAGCGAGCAGTTGATGCGGCGGCCCCACTTGTTGTCCTGCGCCCACACCTCGACCGAGGCGTTGACGACGGCACCGCTGTGGGCCTGCCGCTCAATCGGGCCCTTACCCATCACCTCTTTGCCGTACTGATCGAACACGGTCGGCTGGGTCTTGGCGTTGCGGGTGGACAGGTAGTGCATCCCCTCGAAGCCCTGATAGGCCTCGCCGGTCTTCTTCGAGCGGTAGACCTTCTTGACGAAGGCGACCTTGCCGTCCTCTTCCAGCATCTTCAGGACGCTCTCGGCCTTGTCCTTCCACGCCTCGTCGGCCTCGGCGGCGATGGCAGCCTCAAGCGCCTTGTGCTGTTCGCTGCCCGGCTTGATGGCGAACTTTGCGCCGTAGGCCGGGTCGCCTTCGCCAAACGCCTGCGGCTCGGCGAGCGCCGGGAACGACAGAGTGACGCCCTTGAGCATGATACGTGTAGCCATTTTGTTCACTTTCAGTTTGCAGTTAAATCGCGGAAGTCATCCGCGACCGATTGAACGGCCAGTGCTGGCCGCTTATCCGTGGCGGGTGCCACAGATGGCTTGCCCTCGGCGCGAGAGATCAGGGCCTGTGCCCGCTCCCAGCGCTTGGGGGTGTCTTTGAGCAGCTTCTCCGCCTTGGTCGGCGAGATCAGGCTGTAGTCGTACATCTCATCCTGCCGCAGCCGGAAGCTCTTGAACAGGGCCTCGACCTCGGCGTCGCTGTTCCACTTGCGGTTGCCGCGCTTGCCCTCGACCAGTTTGAAGCCGTCAACCGACCGGCCGGCCAGCAGGCGGCGCGCGACCTCGGCGCGGACGGCCGAGCACCAGTGCTCGACCAGCTCGACCTTGGACATGGCCATCGACAGATAGTTGTCGCCCGTCGTCATGTCCGGCGTGGTGAACTCATCGAGCGTGGCAGATCCGCTGACGATCTCGCTCACCTCGGCGCGCAACGCCGGGCACGTGGACTTCGCCTTGCAGAAGCGGCACTGCTTCTCGCCCGGCACGAGCGGTGCGTCAGGCTGGCGCGCGGCTTCAGCCGCCTCGGCGGCTTGCTGTTTGAAGGCCCGCAGGTCAGCGACCGGCAGCCAGTGCTCGGAGACGTGGTTGAGCCGTGGCTGGTGGATGACCATGCAGGCATCGTCGAACTCGCCGAGCTGGTCGCACTGCTCCAGTGCGCCCAGAGCGTACATCTTCAACTGCTCGCTATCGGCATCGATCTTGACGCCCATGCCGTACTTGAGATCGATCACGGTCAGCACGCGGTTGGCCGTGTCCACGACGATAGCGTCGCTGGTGCCGGTGGCACCCTGCTCGCCTGTGAGGTGGCCGATCGGCACGCGCTGCTCGATAAGCAGCAGGCCGCGCTCGGCGTACTCCCGCACGAGGCTGATGTAGTCGGCCACGTGGCCGGCCATGTCGTCGTCAACGGTGAAGGTGAAGCCGTCCACGTCGTGCTGCTCGCCGACGCGCTGCGACGGGTGCTTGCCGCTGCCGTCGAGGTACTCACTGGCAAGCGTGTGCGCCAGCGTGCCCTCGGCGGCGTAGGAGCTGCTCTGGTCAGGGAATGCCGCCTCAAGGGCGACGCTGCCGGGGCAGCGCATCCAGCGATGCGCTCCCGATGGGCTGAGCTTTGCGTGTGCCATCAGAAGGGGCTCTCCAGACGATCGATCAGCTCGGCCCAGCGCGCCGCGTCCAGTTGCGAGGCGCGCTCGACGCCGAACTCGGCCATGGCAGTCTCGACAAACGGCTTGCCCTTCGTGGCCACGGCGCGCAGCACCACCGGTGCCACGTCCTTCTCGAAGTTGAGCGCAGGTGCGTCGGCCACGGGTGCAGGAGCCTCGACCACAGGCGCAGGTGCTGCGGGCGCAACCGGGTTGATCTCAACGGGCTCGGCCGGCGGCGCGTAGGCGCGTTCGACATCTGCGGTGGGGTGCAGCTTGACGGCCAGCGACATGACCTTGCCGGCCAGTTCAGCGAGCGTGTCGGCGGTGATCTCGATCTTATACATTCTTCAGCTCCTCAATGATGCGATCGCGTTCGGCGATCATCAGTTCCAGTTTCTCGATTTCGGCGCGCAGCTCATAGACCTTGTCGTCAAGCTGGTTGCAGTCGATCTGCAGATCCTCGGCGCGCTGCCTCCAGTCGGCCAGTGCCTCCTGCGCCTCGGTATCCATGTCTTCCAGACGCTCGGCCAGCACGATGGTCAGCTCGTTGTCGCTCTCGAAGGCGGCCTCGATCAGGTCAAACATCTCGCAGGTGCGCCAGTAATTCCGGTCGTTCATCTTTCGTCTCCCTCAAAAGTTCCATGGTTCAGCGTTGTACTGGGCGGCGACGAGGCGGGCCTCGCGCTTGCCCTCCACCTGATGCTCAGCGAGGTGGGTGCGGCGGCCCGCGTCGATGATCTCAATTGAGACCACCGCGCGGCCCTTGCCGAGCTTGTAGAAGTTGGCTGCCTTAATCATCGGATCAGGCCTTGCGCGCCACGACCTTGACGGTCGTGTAGCCCTTGCTGACCTTCTGGTTCTTGCTGAACCAACGGCCGTCCACGCCCAACTCGCGCAGCTTGGCTTCGGCGGCCTTGGCGTCGAGCGACTGGCGCTCGGCCACTTCCGACACCGTGGCGCGGAACAGGCTGCCGTCAATGGCGGTGTCGCCGGTGTTGACGATGAGCGCGATCAGGTTGGCCTCGACCGCCTTCAGTTCGGCGATCTGGGCCTTGATGTTGCCGAGGCGGTCGACGACCGAAGCGGCGAGGTCGATGGTGTTGGGCTGGGTAGCCATTGGGTCTCTCCGTGGGGTTGCTGATACACACCTTATGCAGGTTTGAATGTCGGATTGCAAGCCCCCTATTCGTAAAAAATTACTACCCCGTTTTCCATCCTCAGTGGGCCGTCCTTCTCCTTGCTAAGCGCCTGAATTGCCCTGACAACTGACTGGCGACGGATGTCGCGCTTGCCCGCCTCGGGCGGTGGTAAAGTATCGCAAGCCTTGCGGATCAGATCCTCGGCGCGAATAACTGCATCCGCCGGGAACAATGTCATGACCTCCAGCAGATGGGTCTCAAGGCGGCCGCGACGCTTCACGCCCTTCTTGTCTTCGGGGGCCGCCGCCGGGCGGATATCGACCTCGACCGCGACGCAGCTCGTGATGTCGTCGCCGTCATCGTCGAGGCCCAGCAGCACGGTCTCCAGCCGGAAACCCCAGCGCAGGCCGTCTTCGGCGTCCTTCATCTTCTCGATCACGATCTCGCGGTCGCCGTTATCGTGGCGGATCACCTCGATCTGCACGTCGGCGGCCGCCTTCAGGCCTGACCAGCCGCGCGAGCCTTTGCTGAGATCCTTGCCGGCGTGGTGAACGACGAGGTTCATCGCACCGGTGGCCTCGTGCAGCAGGTTGATGTTGCCCAGCGCCCGGCCCATGTCCTCTGACGTGTTCTCGTTCGCGCCGGGCGTCACCTGCGCCAGCGTGTCGATGATGATCAGGTCGACCGGCCCGAGGTGCTTGATCTCGGCAATCACTTCGGAGATGTCGTCCCCGTCCAGAAAGTTCGGCGCGGCCGTGATGACGTGCAGGTCGTGCATGTCGCGCAAATCGAAGTTGTGGTGCTGGGCGTAGGCCTGAGCGCGCTTGCCCAGACCGGATCCGCCTTCGGCGGCGATGATCACCACCCGCGCCTTGGCCGTGCGCCGGGTGCGCCACGCGTTGCCGCGCGCGACCGCGAAGGCGAGGTCGAGGGCGACGAACGTCTTGCCGCTGCCCGACGCGCCGAACAGGATGCCCAGCTCCGCGCGCGGCAGCACGCCCTTGATCAGCCAGCCCATCGGCTCGCGCTGGGTCAGGTCGTAGATCGGCACCGGGCCGAAGCGGCCGAGGCTCTTCGTCGGCAGCTCGGCCATGATGGCCTCGGCCTTGGCCAGCACATCCTCGCGGCTGGGTGGCTCGGCTGAACGGTTGGCCTCCTTGGCCATCTTGATCACGCTGGCCATGGTCACCTGTCGCCGGTTCGATCCCTTGCGCCGCTCGAAGCTGTCCCACTGGGCGCGCATGGCCTCCGTGCTGACATAGGTGTAGCCGTCCTGCGACCATTCGTCCCACAGCTCGAAGCCGGTGTCGTCGCCGTCGCACTCGTGGTGCAGGGCCATCCCGACCTTGATCCATTCCTCTCGGCCCATATTCGGGTCGAGGCTGTTGACCAGCTCGGCCATGCGCTCGGGCGTCAGGCCCAGTCGCGGTTCGCGGCCGGCCATGAAGTCGTCGGGATCGGCGACGTTGTTGAGGAGGGATTTGCCAAAGCGGCGGTTGCACAGGTCGATGACGTGCTGGTCAACGGTCGCCACCGTGTTCTCAAGCCCGATCAGCTCACAGGCGGGCAGAATGCTGCCGGTGAAGGTCACGAACATTGACGTGGAAAACGTCTCGAAGCCGAACTGCTCCGGCGTCGAGGGGCTCTTGTGGTTGCCCAGATTGCCCTTGAGGGCGGCGCGGATGCCCAAGCCGCTCGGGCTGAACTCGGCGTATGTCCGGGCAACGATGCGCTCAATCTCGGCGGGTATCTCCCCGCTCGGCCCAACGCAGTTGTCGAAGTCGAGAAACGTGTAGCCGAAGTCGGGCAGCGGCGCGAAGCCGACACCGTCGTAACCCATGCGCGCCGCCGCATCGCGCGCGGCGGCGAAGGCGGTCAGACGCGCGCGGTCGGTCGGGGAGCCCTGTTGGCCGTGCCGGATGGTGCCGTCCGTCCAATACGGGACTTTGCGTGCCTTGACCTCGCCGGGGTACTGCTCAAAGCGCCAGATTAGCCAGCCGGGGATCAGCCGCAGCTCCGCCGGCACCTCAACGGCGCGGATTTTGGGCGCAATTGCCCTGACGCTGGCCATGTCGTCGTCCTCCACGGATCTTACAGCAGGTCGGCGCTGGCACTCGGGGCCGCAAGCGCGCGGACGAGGTCGGGGCTCATCAGGTCATCGCGCGGGACGCCGTAGGCGGCCTCGATCACGACGGCCTTCTCCACCGGCACCCAGCCTCTGCGCTTCCACGCGTAGACCGCCTGATGCGACACGCCCATGCTTTTTGCGAAACGGACGATGCCGCCGCCCTTGGCGATGGCGAGGTTGATGGCGTCAATTCGGTTTGTCATGCGTATTCCTTGTTGATCTCGTGACGGAAGCGCTCATCTCGGATGCCCCAGATGTGCGTCTCCTGCATGTATTGCGACTTGAGGTTGACCAGCCGGTTGTTGACGGCGTCCAGCTCGGCCTGCAGCCGATCGCGCTGGGCGAAGGCCTCGCGTGCCTCGGCAATCATTTCCGCACCCCCTTCGGGCCGAGGCGGCCAGTCTGCGGGTCGCGGAAGTGCGCCTGCTTGAGGGTGTCCTCCAGACGCTCGATCTTGGAACGCAGGACGCGGATGACGAGGCCGTCCGTCGCGGAGCTTGACGTACAGGGCCTCGATCTCGCGCTTCTGACTGGCTACGAGCCAGCGGGCCTCGCGCAGCGCGCCCCAAGGGTTGAGGATATCGCAGATGCTCATGTCGGTCTCTCCGTTTGCTGATGGGCCTGCTGTTGTGGCAGATGCAATCGCCGATTGCAATAGACATTTTTAATTAACAATTTTTGTGCTAAGGGCGCGAGCGAGCCTTTTTCAAAGGGATGTTTATGGCCGCGCGCAAAGACACGATCCCCGACGAAGTTTTGATAGACGCGTGGGAGCGATGTAACTTCTCCCCGGCCGCCGTGGCCCGAGAGCTCGGCACCTCCGAGCGCAACATCTACGCCCGGCGCAACGCTCTGACCGCCAAGGGCATCGATCTGCCCACGGTCAAGGCGTCCACGTCCCCCATCAGCCGGTCAACGTACAAAAAGGTGATCCACTGCGAGATGCGCGACGGCGTCGTCGTGGTCGGATCCGACGCGCACATCTGGCCCGGCCCCGACACCACGGCCCTCAAGGCCCTGCTGCTGGTGACCGCCGACCTCGGCAAGGCCGTGCGTATGCTGATCGCCAACGGCGACTGGCTGGACGGCGCGAGCACCAACCGGCACGACCCGTTAGGCTGGCAGCACCGGCCGACAGTCAAGGAGGAGCTGGACTGCGTCACGGACGCACTGCACCGCTGGCGCATGGCGGCCAAGCCGGCGCGCACGGGCGTGCGTTCGATCTACACGGTCGGCAACCACGAACTCAATTTCGAGCGCCGCCTCGCGACGCAGGTGCCCCAGTACGAGGGGCTGCCCGGCCTGCGCCTCGCCGAGCACTTCCCAGAGTGGGATCTGACGTGGTCGTGCTGGCTGAACCGCGTCAGCAGTCACCCGGTCATGGTCAAGCACCGGCAGGCCAACGGCGTGCACGCCGCCTACAACAACACGCTGAAGAGCGGCGTCAGCATGGTGACCGGCCACACGCACATCCTTGAGGTCAAGCCGTGGGGCGACTATCGCGGCCGCCGGTGGGGCGTGCAGACCGGCTGTCTGGCCGAGCCCACCGGGCCCCAGTTCGAGTACGCCGAGAACGGCTACAGCCCGGCCTGCGCCGGCTTCGCTGTGCTCACCTTCAAGGACGGGCGGCTGCTGCCGCCAGAGATCTGCGAGGTGATCGAGGGTCGCGCGATGTGGCGCGGGCAGGTGGTCGTGGACGACCACGCAGACTATCTGGCTGAGCAGGAGGTGTCATGAAGAAGGCGCAAGAGGCGTTGGAGAAGCTGCACGTCGCGCTGGAGGCGCGGGACGTGGCCGTGGGCCGCGCCGTCGAGGCTGTCTACGCCCAGTTCGCGTCAATCATCGCCCGGCGCGAGCGGGAGTATGATGACGCCCTGCGCGCCGCTAAGGGACAGGAATAAACGCCTCGGTGGGGATCAGCACCACGCGCTCAATGTCGCGGCTGTCGCCCCGGTCTGACCGGCCGCCGGTGGTGACGGTGTGCTCGACGGGGAGCTGCACGACGCCGAGCTGATCCGTCCACTGCACCGCCAGCAGGGCGTTGGCGTCCACCGCGCAGAGCGCGTTGTACTTGGTCTCGCTCAGCAGGTACGTGTCGTAGCGGGCACGCGTGTTGCGGCGCACCTTGATCTCGACGACGCAGGGGCGGTGCGTGAAGCGGAAGACGGCGTCGTACGGCGCGAAGCGGTCTTGGGGCGCGGTGGCCGTCAGGCCGAAGGCGCGCTCCAGCTTGGCCACGACGCTGGCCTGATTGCTGCGGTCGGCGTCGCTCTCGTAGATGGGTCTAGTCATGCCGGTTGCCCCTGTCTCAGATTGACGCGGCCCCGTGCCCGGCCGTTGGCGCGGGCAGCCTCGTAGACGGTCGGCCGGTGCTCCTTGAGCGCCGCCGTGCAGCGCGCCACTGAGCCCCAGCCGAGGTCGTGGGCCAGCTCGCTGAGCGTCCGGTTGCCGATGTCGTAACCGTGCTGCGGCAGCAGCGGCGTGGTGCCCGGTGGCCGGGGCGGGTTGTAGATGCGGCGAGGTGGCGCGTCAGCCTCCTGCGCGGCGCGCTGGGCGGCCTGCGTCTGGTAGGACGCCTGTCGCACCTGCGCCAGCAGCCGCTCAGTGACCTGCACAGGCTCGCGTCGGCCGTCGGCGTAGAGCCAGCAGAAGCGGCGATTGTGGATGATGGGTTTGCGTGTCACCAGTCGGTGTCCTCGAGATCTTGCGGGGTGGTGGGCGGCCGCCGGACGATGATCCAGACGGCCGTGATGACGAGGGCGAGGATGGCTATAGCCAGCCAGTTGTCGCCCGTCACCGGCTTGCTGGCTCCAGTGCCCAGACGTGCGCGCAGCGCTCGCCTGCGGGCGTGTCCACCAGCAGCATCTGGCGCTCTTGACAGTAGGCCAAGGCGCGCTGGTGGGCCTTCTCCTTCCATGCGGATGCCCACAGCAGCAGGCCGACGCAGGTAAGGAGAAGGCAAGTTAAGCCGATCAATGTGCGGTCAGTCATTGGTCTTCTCCTTGAGGATGTCGAACAGGCGTTCCTTGCTCTCGGTCGGAGCGTCGTTGATGAAGCGGTCGATCGCGTTCATGGCGAGGACGGCGGTCGGGGTGTCGTAGGTGGCCGTGTCCTCGGCGATCTCGTAAGCGAGCTGCTTGAGGGCGGCGTCGATCTGTGCAGCCTTAGTCATGTGATGTGTCCAGTTCAATCAGCCGGGCTTTTGCCGCAGCTATGGTGGGGAAAAAGCACTCGCCGGGGTTCGCGGACGGGGTCAACACGCCCGGCACCCGGACGATGCAGCCTTTGTGCGCGCGGTACCGTTTGATGGTGCCGGCAACCTTGTCGCCGCGCATCACGACGACAGTCTCAAGAAGCAGGGGCCGGAATGCCAGCTTAGCGGGCAGCGTCAGAGCGGCTTTAGTCATCGTCGCTGTCTCCTTCGTCCTCATCTTCGTCCTCGTCCTCGTCTTCGTCCTCATCGTCCGACACGCCGCTGAACAGCGCATCCCAGTAGGCCTCGCGCTCGGCGAGGATGCGATCGCGCTCGGCCTGCGGCAGGGCCTGCCACGCGGCGTCCTCGGCGGCGATGATCTTGCGCTCTGCCTCGAGGCGGCGCTCTTCTTCTTCCTTGAACAGATCCCAGATGTTGGTCATTGGTCGTCTCCTTGGTTGCTGGGCTCTTGTGACAGTTTGAACGTCAGGTTGCAACAGCTATTTTTGATCCTTGATGTTGACGGCCTCGGCGACGATCTCGGTCGCGATGGTGTGGATCGCCTTGAGGCGGGTGTAGTGCGCCTGCCGATCGGCCACGCACTGGTCGTTGTCGCCGGGGTAGTCCCGGCCGTTGGGCGTCACCTGCTGCAGCGCCTTGATGGCGTCCCGTAGGGCGTCGTAGGCGGCAATGCGCGGCTGGATCAAGTCGTCCGCGCTGCTGCCGTTGATGTTGAGGGTGGGGAGGATCATGTCAGTAGCCCTCAGCCTGCAGCTCACGCTTCACAGCGTTGAGGGCGTAGACCTCGGACAGGCTGCGGAGCAGCAGGGTCTTGTCGCCGGAGTGGTCGAAGAAAGCGCGGGCGGTCATGACGCGGTCAACGGCCGCGAGCAGGTGGCGGTGCACGATACGCACCTGCCGGCCCTTGAGGCGCTTGAAGCTCTTGTGGGCCTTATCGGCGTCGATGTTGCGGTAGGCGGTCATCGGGTGTCTCCCTGTTGGGTGGGGCGGCGCGGTGGCCGCCCCCGGTTGCTCAGCGGTAGGTGACGTTGAAGCCACCGTAGGCGCGACGGCTCTGGGCCTTGTGGCCGGCGGCCTTCAGCTCCTCGACGCGGGCGTAGGCCTCGCGGTAGGTGCGGAACTGTTCGCGCTTGATCTCGGCCTCGACGACGCGAGCCTGCAGCGGCTGGCCGTGCACCTTGTCGCGCAGGCCGTCGATCACGGCGGCGTCGGCGCGGACGATCTCGGCGGTGCGGCGCAGGCTGTGGCGGATGCGGTTTACAGCCTGTTCAAAGGTGCCATAGCAGTCGCGACGGTCAGCCCATTCGGTGCTGTCGACCCGAACGATGACCTTCTTGCGGCGACCGTAGGCGTCGCGCTGGCCGGTGCTGACTTCAACCGGAACGGTGTCGATCTCGCCGTCGGCTTTGGCGTCCTGCTCGGCGGCGAACTTGATCAGTCTGGCGACGACCGCGATGTTGACGGCGGTGTCCAGCTCCAGCGGCAGGTGGTCAGAGCCGCCGCACACGCCGTTGAAGAAGCCGTAGTCGGTGGTGTAGCCGTGCTTGGCGATCTTGCCGGTGTTGATGTGGACGGCCTGACGGCGGCCGCAGGCTTGGCAGGTGCCGGTGTGGGTCGAGGGGGTGGTCGTCATTGGGTGTCTCCGGTTGGTCGTTGCTGATGAGCTGTTCTCGCATAACCAACGTGGCGTTGCAACACCTAAAATGCAGCACATGTAATTTTTTTCACCCTCTGCAGCATGCAGCATTAAGCAGCATGATGCGTCGTGCTGCAAATGGTGCAGGTCGGGTAATGCAGCATTTCTGCAGCACCAAGGGGGTACACCCCTTTAGGGGTGCCCCCCACTGCTGCAAATGCTGCACCGAGCAGATGCTGTGCTGCGCTGCAGATTTCCATGCTGTGCCGGAAGCTGAAGATGCAGCATGATGCGTCGTGCTGCAGATGCTGCAGCGCCTCGTGCTGCACCTCGTAAAATATCGCTTGCAACGGTGCGTTGCGCGTGCCACAAGCAATTATCAGCAACCACAGGAGACGACACATGCAACAGATGCCATTCATCAAAAGCGACGGCGGTCGAGCGGCCGCAGGTTTCAAGGGCAACGCTGGCGACTGCGTCGCCCGCGCTGTGGCGATCGCATCCGGCAGGTCATACGCCGAAGTCTATGCGGCACTGGCGAAGGGCACTGGCGCTCAACGCGCCGGAAAGTGCGGGAAGCGCCGCGCTAGTGCTCGCAACGGCATCAACACCACCCGCAAGTGGTTCAAGGATTACATGACCAGCCTTGGTTTTGTTTGGGTGCCCACGATGACCATCGGCAGCGGGTGCAAGGTGCATCTGGCCAAGGGCGAACTGCCGATGGGCCGGCTTGTGGTCAGCCTGTCCAAACACATGGCTGCGGTGATCGACGGCGCTATCCACGACACGCACGACCCGTCACGTTGGGGCGGTGTTCTGGAGGCAGACGGGGAATGGCGAACGACTGCCCGCTGCGTTTACGGCTATTGGCTGTTGCCCGCCTAACCGTAGCAGGGGGCGGCTACAGTGCCGCCCCTTGTCGTTCGGGCGGCTGGGTGTTATCTGTGGGTGGCTGGTAGTCCTGCCACGAAGCGGAGCATGCAGATGGCCGAGCGCCTGACGAAACGAACCCCAGCGGTCGAGGATCGCATTATCGAGGGCCTGTGCGACGGCATCCCGCTGCGGGAGCTGTGCCGGCAGGATGGCATGCCGAACTGGCGTACGGTCTATGACTGGATCAGCGCCGACGCCGACCTCGCCGCACGCATCGCGCACGCGCGAGATCTGGGCTTCGACGCCATCGCCGAGGACATCCTCGACATCGCCGACGACGGCACCAACGACTGGGTCGAGCGCAAGAAGCAGGACGGCTCGACCGACAAGGTCATCGACAGCGAGCACGTGCAGCGCAGCAAGCTGCGGATCGAGACGCGCCTGAAGCTGCTGGCGAAGTGGTCGCCCGCAAAGTACGGCGACAAGAGCACGACCGCGCTCACCGGGCCCGACGGCGGCGCGATCAAGACCGAGGCCGTGGGCGCAGCGCCTGACGCCATGCGCGAGCTGACCGAGGTGCTGCTCAAGCAGGCCGCCGATCGGGCCAAGTGACGGCCGCAGCCATCCTACAGACGCTGACGCCCCAGCAGCAGGCCTTCGCCCTGTGGCAGAACCGCTGGGCGCAGACGGCCCGCGCCAACCAGATCCCCGAGCTGGTGTCTCCGGGCGGGTTCGTGGAGATGGGCTATCTGGCAGGGCGCGGATACGGTAAAACGCGCGTGGGTGCCGAATGGCTGGGCCGCGCGACCTACCTCGACGCCGCCGGCTTCGACGCGGCCGTGATAGCGCCCACGTATCAGGACGTGAAGTTCACGTGCTTCGAGGGCGAGAGCGGGCTGCTGTCCGTCATCCCGCCAGAGCTGGTAAAAAACTACAACAAGAGCGACCTCGTGATCGAGATGTACAACGTCACGGGCGGCGTGTCATCGATCCGTGGCTTTACGGCCGAGAAGGTTGAACGGCTCAGGGGCCCCCAGCATTGTCGCATATGGGCAGACGAGCTGGCCGCATGGCAATACGACGACGTGTGGGACATGGCGATGATGGGCCTGCGCCTCGGCCCGCGCCCGCAGGCGCTATGGACGACGACGCCCAAGCCCAAGGAGCTGGTGCGCCGGCTGGTCGCGCAGAAGGCCGGGCGCGTGATCGTCACGGGTTCGACCTACGACAACCGGGCGAACCTGCCCGACAGCTTCTTCGACCAGCTCGCCCAGTACGAGGGCACGACGCTCGGCCGGCAGGAGCTGTACGGCGAGCTGATCGACCCGGAGGAGAGCGGCATCGTCAAGCGATCGCAGTTCCGCCTGTGGCCGCACGACAAGCCGCTGCCGCGCTTCGATCTCGTGGTCATGTCGCTCGACACGGCCTTCACCGAGAAGACCATGGACAAGCGCAGCGGCGACCCTGACCCGACGGCGTGCAGCGTCTGGGGCGTCTTCTTCCACGAGAAGCGCAACAACGTGATGTTGTTGGACTGCTGGGAGGAGCACCTCGGCCTCCCGGATCTGATCCGCAGGGTTCGTCGGGAGCTGAGCGTTTCATACGGGGACGATGACGACGCGGCCGTGATCAAGCCCCTGTTCGGCTCATCCAAGCCGCTCACCTCCGGCCGCAAGCCCGACATCCTGCTGATCGAGGACAAGGGCAGCGGCATCAGCCTGCGCCAGATGCTCGAGCGCGAGGGCATCGAGGCCTACGCCTACAACCCCGGCCGCGCCGACAAGCTGACCCGCCTGCACATCGTCTCGCCGATCTTTGCACGCAAGATGGTCTGGCTGCCCGAGAGCAGCAAACACCCCGGCCGGCCGCGCAACTGGGTCGATCCGCTGCTGCACCAACTGTGCTCGTACACCGGGCCCGGCAGCATCAAGCACGACGACTACGTGGACAGCACCAGTCAGGCGCTCAGGCTGATGATGGACAAACGCCTACTGGATGCTGTACAAGCCAAAAAAGATGAACCTGTTGGGCCTCCGCCCAAGCCGGTTGCCAATCCGTACGCTGTCTAAGGAGCGGGCATGGAAGACGATGACGATCTGCCCGAGACCGAAGTGGTCGATCTGGGCGAGGCCGACGACGAGGACGTGATCGACACGCCCGACGGCGGTGCCATCGTCCGGCTGGATGACGACGACATGGAGCCCCGCTCCGATGACTTCCTCGCCAACCTCGCCGAGGAGATGCCCGAGAGCGAGCTGCAGACGCTGGCGCAGTCGTACCTCGACCTGATCGGCAAGGACAAGGAGGCGCGCAAGAAGCGCGACGAGCAGTACGAGGAGGGCCTGCGCCGCACCGGTCTGGGCGACGACGCGCCCGGCGGCGCGCAGTTCAATGGCGCGACCAAGGTCGTCCACCCGATGCTGACCGAGGCGTGCGTCGACTTCGCCGCCCGCGCCATCAAGGAACTGTTCCCGCCGCAGGGGCCGGTCAAGGACATGATCCCCGGCGAGGTGACGGCCGACAAGGTCAAGAAGGCCAAGCGCAAGACGACGTTCATGAACTGGCAGCTCACCGTGCAGAGCAGCGAGTTCCGCGCCGAACTGGAGCAGTTGCTCACTCAGGTGCCCCTTGGTGGGGCTCAATACATGAAAACCACGTGGAACGAGGCGCGCAACCGGCCTGAGTTCCTGTTCGTCGCGATTGACGACATGCACTTGCCGTTCGCTGCAACCAACTTCTACACGGCGCAGCGCAAGACGCACGTGCAGTATCTTACGGCCGTGGACTACCAGCGCCGCGTCAAGAGCGGCATGTACCGCGACGTGGACGTTGGCCCGGTCAACATGGAGCCCGACTACAGCGTCGCCGAGAAGGCGAACAACAAGATCGAGGGCCGCACCGAGACGAGCTACAACGAGGACGGCCTGCGCACCATCTACGAGGTGTACACCATCGCCGACATCGAGGACGATGAGGCGCTGCCGTATATCATCAGCATCGACAAGTCGTCGGGCAAGATCCTGTCGATCTACCGCAACTGGGACGAACTGGACGAGGCGCGCGAAGAGCTGCAGTGGTTCGTCGAGTTCCCGTTCATCCCGTGGCGCGGCGCGTACCCGATCGGCCTGCCGCACATGGTCGGCGGCATCGCGGCCGCATCGACGGGCGCACTGCGCGCCCTGCTCGACAGCGCACACATCAGCAACAGCCAGACCATGCTCAAGCTCAAGGGCGGCAGTAAGGGCGGGCAGAGCCTCGAGATCCAGCCGACGCAGGTGATGGAGATCGAGGGCGGCATGGCGGCGGACGACATCCGCAAGCTGATCATGCCCCTGCCCTACAACCCGCCGTCTGCGGTGCTGTTCCAGTTGCTCGGCTTCTTGGTCGATGCGGGCAAGGGCGTCATCCGCACCAGCATGGAGGACATCGCTGACGGCAACCCGAACGCGCCAGTCGGCACGACGCTCGCCAAGATCGAGCAGGGCATGGTCGTGTTCAGCGCCATCCACGCCCGCCTGCACAACTCGATGCAGAAGCTGCTGGCCATCCTGCACCGCCTCAACGCCATGTACCTCGACGACGAGGAGACGGACGTTGAGCTGGGCGAGGAGCTGGCCACGCGCGCCGACTTCGAAGGCCCGCTCGACGTGGTGCCGGTCAGCGACCCGAACATCTTCAGCGAGGCGCAGCGCTTCGCGCAGGTGCAGGCGGTGGCCCAGCGCGCTGCGGCCATGCCGCAGTTGTACAACCAGCGCAAGGTCGAGGAGCGCATCCTCGACACGCTCAAGATCCCCAACGCCAAGGAGCTGCTCAACCCGGCGATGGAGCCGAAGGAGCAGAACGCCGTCAACGAGAACGTGGCGGCGACCATGGGCCGGCCGATCGTGGCCTTCCCCGAGCAGGATCACATCGCCCACCTCAAGACGCACCTCGCCTACCTGATGTCGCCAGCGCTGGGCATGAACCCGCTCATCGCGCCGACGTTCATCCCGGCGATCCTGAACCACATCAAGGAGCACATCGCGATGTGGTACGCGTCGAGCATCTTCGATCTGGGCACCGAGGCCACAGGCGGCAAGGATCTGGGCGACCTGCTCAAGGAGCTGAAGACCGCCGACGACAAGCGGGCCTTCGACGGCATGCTGGCCGAGGCGGCTCAGATCGTGGCGCAGGAAGCGGGCAACGTGTTCGCCGCCCTGCCGCCCGTCATCCAGCAGGCGCAGCAGGTCATGCAGTCGTTCGCACCGCAGCCGCCGGTTGACCCGAGCGTGCAGTTGGCTCAGGCGCAACTGCAGGCGCAGGCCCAGCGCGACGCGCAGCGGGCGCAGCTCGACGCCCAGCGCTTGCAGCTCACGGCCGCCCAGACCCAGCAGAAGGCGCAGATCGATGCGGCCAAGCTGCAGCAGGGTGCCGCCGCCGATCAGGCCGATCTGCAGATGGATCAGGCCAAGCTGCAGCTCGACGCGCAGCAGGAGCAGGCGCGCCTCGCCGCCGACCAGCAGGTCGAGCGGCAGGAGACCGAGCGCAAGATGGCTGAGATGCAGGTGCGTCAGGCGATGAACACGCAGGACAACCTGACGGCCATGGAGCTGGCGCAACTGGAGGTCGAGACGGGTGAGCGCTTTGGCGTCAGCACCGGCACCGGCATCAACCCGTAACGAGGAGACTGACTAATGGCCAAGGACAAACCGAAAACAGGTGAAGTCGCCCAGAAGGGCGACGACGTGAAGCAGCACAAGCGCATGGCCATGGGCGTCATGCCCAAGGTGCCGTCGTCGCCGAAGACGCCTGCATGAGGATTGAGGTTCTGCTGCAGCGTCTGGAGCAATCGCAGGCCGATCTGGCACGCGATGCGCTGGAGCAGCCTCAAGGCCGCGACCTCTTCGAGTACGGGAAGGTCGTCGGCATTTACGCTGGTCTCGAGCTGGCCAAGACCGTGTTGCTAGACATGGTCGCGGAGAAAGAGCGAAAAGACTATAATCTCTAACCACTTGAGCGGAGGAGCACCCGTGCAAGACTACGTTATGAACAAGGTACAGTTTGCGTATGGCAGCATCGACGAGGCCTTCCCGGCCGTCGATCCGGGCGTGAAGCCCTTTGGCAGCCGCGTGCTGTGCCAGATCCGTCTGGCCAAGAAGAAGACGGCCGGCGGCATCATCCTGACGGGCGACACCAAGGACACCGAAACGTGGAACACGCAGGTGGCCAAGGTCGTGGCCGTCGGTGATCTGGCCTTCAAGAACCGCAACACGCAAGAGCCGTGGCCAGAGGGCTCGTGGGCTACGCCGGGGGACTTCGTCCGCGTCCCCAAATACGGCGGTGACAAGTGGACGGTCAAAATCGACGACGATCAGGAAGTGATCTTCGTCATCCTCAACGATCTGGATCTGATCGGCGTAGTCACGGGCGACCCGCTCGCGATGAAGGCGTTCGTCTGATCCATAAGGCTGAAAGGAGCCGATCATGGCTGATACAGTAGACGAAAAGGACGACGATATCGTCGTCATCGAGACCGACGGCACCGAGCAGGTTGACCAGCCCGAGGTGCAGGACGACGAAGAGGACGATGAGGACGACAGTCGCATGGGCACGTCCGAGGACGACTCCGAGGACGAGATCGTCGATAGGACGAAGAAGAACCGCGACAGCCGCGTCAAGCGTCGCCAACTGCAGAAGGTGGCCAAGGAGCGCTCGCAGCAGGAGCTGGCGTATCTGCGCGAGCAGAACGCCGAACTCATGCGCCGCATGGCTGCGGTCGAGGGCAACACGCTGACGCAGAACGCGGCCGGCGTGCAGCAGCAACTGCAGCAGGCACTGGCCGAGGCCCGGCAGGCCGAGCAGATCATGGCCCGCGCGATCGAGGCCGGCAACGGCGAGGACGCCGCGACCGCGCTCCGCATCCGCGACGAGGCCAAGGTGCGCGCCACGCAGCTTTCCGCATACAAGGATCGCTTCGAGGCCGCCGCCAAGGAGGCGACCGCGCCGCGCGCCGACCCGCGCGTCACGAACTACGCGCAGCAGTGGCTGTCAGCCAACGGCTGGTACGATCCGCAGGGCCGCGACGAGGACAGCGCCATCACCAAGGCGATCGACAACGCGCTGGCGCGTGAGGGCTGGAACCCTGCGAGCGAAGAGTATTGGCACGAGTTGACGCGCCGCGTGGCCAACCGCATCGGTGACGGCGGGGCCGATGAGGCACCTGCGCGCAACACCAAGCGCAAGGCTCCGCCGACCGGCAGCGGCCGCGAATACGCACCGCCGAGCACCAAGAACGAAGTAGTAGTGACACCTGAGCGCAAACAGGCTATGTTAGACGCTGGTGTTTGGGACGACCCTGTCGCTCGCAAGCGCTACCTGAAGGCGTATCAGGACTACGACCGCAACACAGCTCGCTGAAAAGGAGAGAGCTAATGTCTGAAGAACGTATGGATGATCGCCTGAAGAAGGAATTGGGTGTTAGTCGGCAACCCCGAGAGACGCAGGATCGGCGCACGACGCAGAACCGCGAAATCTCGGAAGATGACCGACTCGCGATGTTCCGAATGCAGTTGTACAACGATGCTCTACCCAACATTCCAGATATCCCCGGATATCATGTGTGCTGGCTGACGACGACGAACAATGGCGACACGATCCAACACCGCCTGCGTCTGGGCTACGAACTCATTCGTGCCGAAGATGCTCCGGGGATGGAACTGGTCACCATGCAGACTGGCGAATACGCCGGCTGCGTCGCCGTCAAGGAAATGATCGCGGCTAAGCTGCCCTTGTCCCTGTACTACAGGTACATGCAGGAAGCTCACCACGACGCACCCATGCGGGAGGAGAACAAGCTCGAGGAAACCGCGCAGTTGATGCGCGAGCAAGCCGAGCGTTCTGGCGGTCGTCTCGTCGAAGAGGACGACGTGCGGGGAGGGTATGGTTCAAACCCGGCAAAGGGCCTTTTCGCCTGATGCCTATTGAAACCCTTTTGTAAGGAAACAGGCTCATGTCTGCCACGGTCAACGCACCGTTCGGTCTGCGCCCGTCGTACTCGCCCAGCGGTGTGGTTCGCCCCACCGCCTTCACGTGTGCGTCGGGTTACGCCCAGAACATCTTCCAAAACCAGCCCGTCCGTATCGCCCCCGCCACCAGCGGCGGCGAAACTGAAGGCACCCTTGTGGCGGCCGCCGTTGGCGCTGCTTTCATCGGCGTCTTTCAGGGCGTGGAGTTCACCGACAGCGACGGTCGCCGCCGCGTGTCGAACAAGTGGACTGCCTCGCAGGTCGGCACTGAGGTCGTGGCCTACGCCACGCTTGATCCGACCATCTTCTACGAAATCCAGAGCAACGCCGCTCTGACCGTGGCAGATATCGGCAAGCAGTACGACCTGTCTGCCATCTCGGGCAACACCACCACCGGCCTGAGCACTCAGGCTCTGGACGTTGCCTCCGCCGCCGCCAATGCTTCTGTCCGTCTCGTCGGCATCACGCCCGGCCCGGACAACGCCTTCGGCGACACCTATGTCATCGCGCAGGTTCAGATCAGCGAACATCAGTTCGTTGCTGACAAAGCTGCCATCTAATTAGGAGGGCTTGAACAATGGCTACGCCTATGCGTTCAACCGACTTTCGTTCAATCGTCGAACCGATCCTGAACGAAGAGTTCAATGGCATCTATGACCAGCGCGCTGACGAATGGTCGCAGGTCTTCAAGGAGTTCAAGGGCATCCCCCGGAACTACCATGAAGAGCCTGTCCTGTACGGCTTCGGGGCTGCCCCGGAACTGCCGGACGGCATGCCGGTCACCTACCAGTCGGGCGGCGTGCTGTTCATCCAGCGCTACGTCTATCGCGTCTACGGTCTGGC